TTTGGTCTGGATCTGGACCTGGGGAGCCTCGGGAACGCCGTCGAGGATGATGGCGGCGTTGTCGTTCGCTGCTGCTGTGGTGGTGGACGTGTGGGGGTGAGAGAAGGAGAGAGCCTCCCCCCTTAGATATACTGGGCCGGCCGCCCGAAGGCCCTTGCAGCGGCCCGTGGCGAACGCCTGGAGCTCTTGGGCGGTGGCGGCCTCGCGCAGGATCGAAACCGGCCGGCCTGATTTTACGGATTTGACAGAAGGAGCCGCCCGCGCCGGTTCGGCCGCCTTCTCCTCCGGCTCGGCCAGCACGTCCGCAAGCATGGCCTCCAGGTCGGACAAGTCATCATCCGCCGGCGCCGGGACGCCCATCGCCTCGGCGTGGCGACGGCCATAGGTCGCCATCGCCTCGCGAAGGCGGGCGGCGAGGTCAGGGTTCGGGCAAGCGAAGGCGGTAGCGGTGTTCTGGTTCATGCCTGGGGCGGTGGTGAGCCGCGGTGTTGTGGTGGACGCCATCTAGTATGACAGCAACGTCATACCTAAAGCAAAGAGAAAGCCGCCAAGGGCACCACCCCTTGACGGCTTTCTTCAGCTCATTTTCCACAACGAGAGAGGCAGGCAAAACCTCTGCGAACAATGATACTGACCTACCCCACTTTTTTCAAGCACTAACTGTTATTTGTGGGGAAAATCTACTTAGTTGCTGATGAGCCTTAGGTTCCTGGATTTTTTTCATTTATGGCGTTGACGACGTCATGTAGACTTTGCCACTGGTGACTTGGCGGACCGCTTCCAGGCCGTGTGCGGCCGTTTGTGTCGGCCGCCGCTATCCTAGCCGGAGACCTCGGGGAGGCCGCTGGCGGGCTCCCCTGAGTCAGGGCGGGCTAGTCTGTGGACATCCCCATCAGCGAGGCTGCCTTTTCCACATAAGCTTCGCGCGACCGGAAATTTGAGGCTTGGAGGTCAGGTGATCCGAGGAGCGCCGCTTGTGGCACCGTGCCTGCGTGATACCGTGGGTGCCTTCCCCCAGGACGCTCCTAACGCCCTGGGGGTCGGTGCTGGTCAACAGCACTGCACTTGGCGAGGCACGGGCGCTTGTGGAAGGCGCTCATCCTCGTCTGGTCGGCGTCGACTTGGGCGGGGTGCGTTCGCTTCTGGAAGGCGGCGCACCCCGTGGTGCCACCGGCTTCGTCAGTAGAAGCAAGAGGGGCGCTGTCGTCCAGCGCAGATCCCGGTTATCCACGCTACCTCTCGTTAACACCTGTGCTCCCGCCATGAGATGCGGTGGTCTCGCGCTGTTGAAGAACAGAGGGCGAGCCCCACGCAAACCCAAGATTCTCTAGGAGCGCGACGACGGTTCTTGAGGAGCGTCGGCTTGTGGATAACAGCGGGGATTAGTCTGGGCGCGGCGATGGTGGTCAGCGTCCGCGGTTGAGCACGTTGCCGGGGCGGAGACTCGCCTGGATCTCCCGTGCCGCGATCCCGCGCATGGTGGCCTCCATCTCCTTCGCCATCTTCTTCGCGAGATCGTCGTTCTGTTCGGGCGTGCCGGCCGAGCCGTTGACCGTGACCGGCGCCGAGATCTGGATCATCTGGTTCGAGACGCCGCCGAGGGCGGCCTGCGCGCTTGGGAGCGCCGGCGCTGCGAGAGCCGGGAGGACGGCGGGCAAGCTGCCAACCGCGCCGCCACGGGCAAACTTCGGCATCCGGTCGCTGTTGATGGCCTCGAGGACCGGGCCATACTTCGCCGCCTGCTTGGCGTTCACGACGAACTCACCGTCCGAGAGCCGGGCGAGGATGCTGTCGGAGGTGCCGGTTCCGGGGCCGGAGACCTCGCCGCCGCCCGCGAAGCCGAGGAGCGAGGCCAGTCCCATAAAGAACCCGCCGCCGCCTCCCGCGCCGCCCATGCCGCCGAAAGCCTGCGCCCAAAGGTTGTTCAGCACCATGTCGAGAAGCCTGTCGGCGATCTTCGCCAGGGCGTTGCGGAACGCCTCGCCGGCGCTTGCGCCCTGGAGGAGATCCTGGGCGAAGCCCTTGAACGTGTCGCGGCCGAGGTCGCTAAGATCCTGGGCGGCTTGTAGGGTTCGGTCGGTCTGCTGCTTGGCCTTCTGGACGCGCTTCTCGGCGTCTGCGCGACGCTGCGCCGCCGCGACCTCGGCGTCCGCCTGCGCGTTGATGGCGGCGATCCGATCAGGCGTCGCCTCAATCTCTGCGTCGGCGAGCTTGCGGAGCTCCTCGCGGACAATGCGGGCGTGTTCGGCCTTGGCGTCGAACTGTTCGAGAGACGCCGCAAGCGTGCCGTTCGCCTCGGCCTGCCGCTGGAGGGCCGCGGCCTCGGCGTCCAGGTCTTCAACGCGGCGCGAGCCGTCGCGGGCGAGGCTGCGGTCGAAGTCGGCCGCGGTGTCCCTCTGCTTCGACTGGTAGGTCGCGCCGCCGGCGAAGGCGTCCGCCTCGTCATTGCGGCGGTTGCGGTTGATGCCGCCATTGTCGCCGGCGAGGCCGCGGATGGCCTTCTCGATGTCCGCGGTCGTGCCGCCAGAGCGGATCACGGCGGCGATGCGCTCCGGGAGGGAGCCGTAGTTGTAGGAGATGCTTGTAAGCGCGGCCTGCTGTTGTTCGCCAAGCTGCGCCCACTTGTCTGCGCCGATCTTTTCGACCATGTCGGCCTGGAACTCGCCGATCCGGCGCTTCAGGTCGCGCACGGCGTCGGCCATCGTGACGACGGTCTCCTTCGTGACGCTGGAGACCCTGCCGTCCGCGCTGGTGGTCGTGTCGCTGCCGTAGCCGACGCGGAAGTGGTTCTTGTCCCAGTAGGCGGAGGACCGGAACGCCTCGAACTTCGCGATCATGTCGAAGGCGTTGCCGGCCGCGCTGGCGCTGAAGGACTTCTCGGCGGCCTTCGCGCCATCCTGGGCGGCGATGATCTGCCGGGCGATGTCCCGGAAGCTCTCGCGCACGGCGTCGGTGATCTTGCCGCCGGCCTTCTCATAGGCCGCGACGAGATCGGAGGTCTGCTTGTCGACCCGCTTCTCATCTTCCGGCTTGGACGCCTGGGCGAGGGCCGCGGGGCCGAACTTCGACGGGTCGGGAACGCCGGCCGCAGCGGCGAGGCCCTGGTCCAGGGCGGACGGGCCGCGCTGCTTGTCCAGCGCGCCAGCGAGCGCCTGGTCCTGGGCCGCGCGGGTCTTCAGCGCCGCGGTGTATTCCGCAGCGGCTTCCTGGGCTTTGGCGAAGGCGTCGGTCGCCTTCGGGAAGCGCTCGGCCAGCTTGTCCAGGCCGTCCCGGTAGGCGGCGAGGTCGACCTTGCCGGACGTGAAGGCGTCGGTGAGCTTGCGATACTCGTCGAGCGCCGGGTTCAAGACCTTGCCGCGGCCGACCTGGGCCGTCTGCGGAAGCGCAAGATCGCGGAGCTGACGATACTTCGACGTGATGAGCGCCGAGGTGTCGGCGATCTTCACCTTGATCTCCGCGCCCGTGAGCTTGGCGAGCTCGTCGGCCACGCGCTTGATCTGATCGGCCGTCGAGTCCGCCGAGACGCCGAGCGCGTTCATGTTGTCGCTGGCGCGCAGGGCGGCCTCGGCCGCGCCGTCGCCCTTCGTGGCGAAGTAGAGGGCCGCCGCGGCCGCCGCGCCGAGGAGCGCGCCGATCGGGCCGGCCGCAGCGCCCAGGCTGGCGAAGGCCGAGGCGAAGCCGGCGGCGGTCGCCGCGCCGCGGAGCGCCGTGAGGGCCGCGATCGTGGTGCGGATCGCCACGCCGGCGTTGCCAAGCGCCACGATCATGCCGGCGATGGAGCGGCCGACGAGCGCCGCCGCGATCACGCCCGCGACCTTCAGCGCCATGTCGGCGGTGGCGTCGAAGTTGTCCGCGAGCGCGTTGAGGCCGGCCTTCAGGCGCGCGGTGGCGTCCAGCGACTCGTCGGACTGGCCGACGTAGCGGGTCAGGGCGTTCGTGACGCGGGTGGCCGAGCCCTCCAGGGTCGGGAGCGCCGAGGCCGCCATTTTCTCGACGACAGGCAAGCCCTTGAGGAACCCGTCGAAGAAGTCCTTGTTCGAGATCGCGCCGGCCGCGACGAGCGTCTTGAGCTTCGACACGCTGCCGCCGGCGGCGTCGATACCGGCCGCGACCGCCTGGAGGATCGGGCGCGCGCCCTCGTTGATGGAGTTGAACTCCTCGGCCTGGACGCGGGAGGAGCCGAGAAGCTGGCCAAGCTGCGTCAGAGCGCCGGAGGCGGCGCTTGACGACGTTCCGGCGGCCTTGAGCGCGGTCGCGACGCCGGAGGAGAAGCGGATCAGGTCCTTCGACGACGCGCCGAGTTCGCCGGACGCCTGGGCGGCCTTGCCGTAGAGGTCGGTGAGGGCCGAGATCGGGGCGCTGTTCGCCTGGGCGGCGTCAAACAGGCTGTCGAGCACGCGCTGGAGGCTTTCGCCCTCCAGGCCGGCGACGCGGAGGCTGTTCTTCGCCTTCGTCCAGTCGTCGGCGAGCTTCGCGCCTTCGGAGGCAAGCGCCGCCGCCGAGAAGCCGCCCAGGGCGACGCCGAGGGTGATCGGCTTCAGGCCGATGCCGATGCGCGCGAGGTTCGCGTTCGCTTTCTGCGCCAGCGTGGCCGTCTCGGACTCGATGCGGCGGCGGGCGTTCGAGGTGCGGCCCTCGATCTGCGACCACGAGCGGTTGAGCTTGTCGTTCGCGCGGGTGAGCCCCTTCTCCAGGGCGGCGGTGCGGGCCTCCAAGGAGGCGACGAGGATGCGCGGCGTGTCGGCCATGTCAGAAGTCCCACTCGTGAATGACGAGCGGGCCGTCCGGGCGCTTGGTCTCGTCGTCGTAGATGGACCGCGCCGAGTTGCCGGACGCGGCGTGATGTAGAGCCATGACGAGCGCGACCGCGCCGTCGATGCAGAGGTTGTGGTTGTGGCTCGGCTTCCTGAGCCGGACCTTGTGGCCGAGCGAGTTGAACTCGATCTCGATGTTCTCGACGTTCCAGCTCAGGACCGGGTGGCCGGGGTGCGTCAGGAACTTGCCGTTGATGATGCGATCGGCCGTCGAGATGCACGGCATCATGCTGATTGTGCCCTGCCGCTGCTCGACCATCGGAACGTCGGCGTCGATCAGGCGCGGCGCGATGCCGTGCGAGAGATACGGGTCATAGGCGACGGCCTGGACGTCGAACTCGCGCGAGAGCTCGATGATCTTCGCCTCGACCGCGCCGAGGTCGATCGTCTCGCCGGGCGTGGTGATGAGGCGCTCGTCGCGCGCCCAGGCCGAGTAAGGCTGCTGCGTCACGGCCTCGCGCTGGCTGATCCGATCCGCGGGGCAGAAGAACCACGGGTAGGTGATGAAGCGTCCCTCGTGGTCGGGGTTCGGCCAAACGGCGACGATCGCCGTCAGGTCGTTCGCCGCCGAGAGGTCGACGCCAAGCCAGCACGGGACGCGCTCGCGGGCGAGACGTTCCAGGTCGACGTCGCCGGCCGACGTCGCCCAGGTCTCGGCGCTGATGAAGGGCGACGCGGCACGGTCCAGCCAGAGGTTGAGGTGATCGTTCACGAAGCGGTCGCGGACGGCAGGCCGAGACTGCCCTTCGCGCGCCAACTGCCGCATGCCCTCCAGGTCGGGATAGGGCGGCGAGCACGAGAGGCCGGGATTGACGAAGTGCCAGAGTTTTTCATCCAGCCAGTCGTCGCCCTTCTCGGCCTCGAACAGGACCGGGAGCGTGCGCGGGTCGACGTCGGGGTCTTCCGCAACACGTCGAGCGTGGCCGAACACGTCCGCCGCGAGGTTCTCCGCGCCGACGCCGGCCTGAGAAATAACGATGCCGAGCGAGCCGGGAACCTTGTTCAAGCCGGTGCGCAGCGTGTCGTAGAGGCGCCGATCGCGCCAAGCGTGAACCTCGTCGAACAGCACGAAGCTGGAGGTCTTGCCATTGGCGGTCGCGGCGTCGGCGCTGATCGCCTTCAAGGTGCTGCGGGCGGCCTTGTGGGTGATTTCGTGGCGGCTGTCCCGGATGCGGACGTGACGGCCGAGGCGCGGGTCCGCGACGACGAAGCCCATGCACTCGTTGAACGCGATACGGGCCTGTTCGCGATTACAGGCGGCGAGCGCGACCTGTCCGAGCGGGAGCTTCTCCCATCCGATGGTGTGCAGCATCGAGAGGCCCGCGCCGAGGCCTGTCTTGTGTGAGCCGCGCGGGAGCATGATGTCGACCATGCGATAGCGGCGCGTGCCGTCATGCCAGCGCGGGCCGTAGATCATGCGGACAAGCCTCTCCATCCACTGATCAAGCTGGAACGGGCCGCCGGTGACGGCGTGCTGGAGGCCGCGGAGGAACTGAACCGCACGCTCGCCGTGGCCGAGCGGGTCGTCGATCGGCGAACCGTCGAACAGCCATTCGGGACGCCGCGCCATCAGATGCCCATCGCGGCGAGGCCGGCGTCGTCTTCCGCGGCCTGGGCGGACGGGCGCGAGCGCGAGGCCGGCGTCAGGTAGAGCTCGGCGGCGAGGCGCGTGGCGATCTGCATGGCGGCGTGCTGCACGCGCCAGAGCTTCGGGTCGACCATGCCGGCCGTCCTGATCTCGGCCTCGACTTCACGGATGCGGCCGCGGGCGATCACGAGCGCCTCGACGAGTGGAAGATCCTCCGGCTTCAGGGTGCCGGTCGCGACCATTGCCGGGACCACGCGACGCCACTCGTCGCGCGCCTCCGGCGTCATGTAGGCGGGAGCCTTCGGCGCGCGGGTGAGCGCGCCGGCCGCGGCCTTCGGGTCGGGCTTACGGCCGCGCATCCGGGGCCTTCGTAGTGGCGCGGATTTCCAGGCCGGCGCGGCGGCCGAGCTCGACAAGCGACGTGATGCCGTAGGTCTGGCCGTTGAAGCGCACGCGGTCGGTCTGGCGAAGGTCGCCGGTCCAGCGCACGCGGAACAGGATGGTCTCGGCCGAGGCCGTGCCGGCGCCCGTCAGGAACTCGTCGGCGTCCGCCCTCACGACCTCGGCCGGGAGCTCGGCGACGGTCGCCCAGGCGCTCGCCGGAACGCCGTCGGCGTCGATTGCGGAGCCGTCCAGGCGCTCGATGGCGATGGTGCGGTCCAGGCGGCCGGCCCTCATTGGATCGGCTCCTCGACGAGCACACCGACGTAAAGCGTGGCGTGACCGCGTTCCGAGCTCGGGTCGCGGCTGAAGACGACGCGCTCGACCTGCTGGTCCAGGATGCGGAAGCCGTCCGCGAGCTCCAGGTCGTCGCGGAGGGCGTCGTTCACGAGGCCGGCGATGTTCCGAGCCGCGGAAGTGCCGCCGGCAAGGGTCCAGACGTCCAGCTTCGCCAGCACGCGAGCGTGCCGGCGGGCGAGCGTCAGGTTTTCGCGGAGCGCCGTCCCTTCGCCGATCTGGATCGTGGCCGGAGCCTCGGGTCGCGTCTGGGCGTCGACAATCTGCGCGGCGGGAACGGCTGCGATCACGGCCGGCGTGCTGGCGAGGCGCGCGCGGATGGCGCGGTGGATCGCGACGGGGGCGAACGTCACGGCTCGAAGTCCTTCAGCGCCTTCTTCACGGCGCGATTGATCTGGCCGGTGCGGCGCTTCTCCAGGAGCCGGAAGACCGGCCAGAAGAACGGCTCGGCGTCGG